TTTAATAAGGATGCTTGCATGAGTGATGTTAGTCAAATCATTTCTTTGATTGTTGAAGCACAAAACATTGCAAAGACAAATGGTTACAATAATATATTGCAACCAGGTTTCATTAAAGAGATGATTGTGGCAGACATACTTGGCCATCAGGTACACAGAACTAAACATGAACCTGATGCTTATGACAAGGTTGACCCCAACATCAAGTATGAATACCTCAGTTGTTTTGAAAATGGTTCTTTTCAGTTTGACCGAATGTTCAAAAGTCCGGTTGAAAAGAGAAATAAGTCTTTACAAAGAATCACCAGAAATAGTAAAATATACTGTGCAATTTTTGAAAAAGAGTCGCCACTCAATGTGTTGGAAATCTATGAATTGGAAACAGATATTGTTTTAAAAGAAACAGAAAGACAGTTAGATTCTAGTTCAAATGATATATCGCATGTTGGTTTTGGCATTAAGTGGGTAACTAATAACGGTAAGAAGGTGTATTGATGAGCAATCCTTTTGATTATGTTAATGCGATATTACAAAATAAGAAACAAATAATTACTGACGATATCACGGAGAAAGACTATCTACCTTTCATCGTGAATCGAAGTCTTTCCTATCATAAAGACTGTATCATGTATGCCAATGAGATGAATCGTAGGCACTTCTTGGAAAAGAAGTTGCAAAATGACTTTTTACTAAATACCGTGCGGTCACAAAAAAGACCGTTTGCGAAGTGGGTTAAATCTGAGAAAAGTGACGATTTAGAATGTATTAAGACTATCTATGGTTTCTCCGACTCAAAGGCTCGTGAAGCTCTGCGCCTCCTTAGCAATGAACAAATCCAACAACTAAAAGAAAAAACCCAATTGGGTGGATTAAATAAGAGGTAATGATGGTAGACTTGACTAAATTTGTAGAGGTCAGCCTGCAAGAGCAGGATGATTTTCTGAAGGTAAGAGAGACACTTACCCGTATTGGTGTTTCTTCTCGTAAAGAAAAAGTTCTTTATCAGTCATGCCACATTCTACACAAACAAGGCCGATACTATATCGTGCATTTCAAAGAATTATTTGCATTAGATGGCAAACCATCTAATCTTACAGAAAACGATATCCAAAGACGAAATGCTATTGCTAAGTTATTGGAAGAATGGGGATTGATAAAGATATTAAACCCTACATTGTTGACAGATAATATTGCACCACTTCATCAAATTAAGATTATTGCATTTAAAGAAAAAGATGAATGGCAACTTATCACAAAATACAATATAGGTAAAAAAACAATTGATTATTGATAACTGATATAAATAATGAAGGCGATGCCGAAAGGGTCGCCAATTTTGTAACTCGCTTAAAAGGAGAACTTTATGACACGAATTTCATTCGTTCCACTATACCAATCTACATTGGGATTTGACAAGTTTTTTGACGATGTTGAAAAACTATTGACCATGGATATTCAAAAATCAACTTTCCCTCCACATAACATCCTAAAACTGGATGATACACGATACATCGTAGAACTTGCTATTGCAGGATTTTCTAAAGATGAAATCGATATTTCAGTTAATGCAGGAGTGTTGACTGTGAAAGGTGAAAAGGAAGATAAAGAAAGTGATGTTCAATATCTACACAAAGGTATTGGCACTAGGTCTTTCACTAAAACAATTACCGTAGCTGACACAATCGAAGTGAAGGGTGCAGAATTCAAAGATGGTATTCTGCGTATTGGTTTGGAGAATATTATTCCTGAACACAAGAAACCTCGCAAGATTGAAATTGGTAATGATTTGAAGGATTTCAAACTTCAACTGTTGCAAGAAAAGCAGGTAGCGTAACTTGGTGGGGCATTTTGCCCCACTTTTTAAAATGGAGATATTATGATAAAGCGTGATAAGAATTTCAAATTGACCAAACAGACCAAACGGTTTATGGCCACCATAGTCGACCCAATCAGGCGTAATGAATACAAAAACGCAATGATTGATGCACAGATTATAGGATCGGTTCAATTCAAATCAAACAAAAACAAAAAAGAACAAAAAGAATCTGCTGAGGCATGATGAAGCAGAAATTTGTTGATGCACACATGGCTGCAGCCGAGGTTTACTCTCAGCTGTCATCTGCAAAACGATTACAAGTAGGTTGTGTTGTTGTTAAAGACAATACGATTATTGGTATTGGTTACAATGGAATGCCTTCTGGTTGGGATAATAACTGCGAAGAAGAAATCATATTAGAAGAAGATGAAAAGTTTATAAAAGTTTTAAAAACTAAACCAGAAGTTCTTCATGCTGAAACTAATGCACTTGCCAAAATTGCAAAGTCAACAAACTCAAGTGATGGTGCAGCTATGTTTATCACACATGCACCTTGTATTGATTGTGCTAAATTAGTTTATCAATCAGGAATTAATTCTGTATATTATCGCAACAGTTATAAGAACACAGAAGGTTTAGATTTCTTAAAGAAGTGTAATATAAAGATTGAGCAAGTATGAATTATACCGCAAAAGTTGTAGAAATTTGTGAGAATGGTGATGCTATTGTAGAGTTACCACCAGAACTAATTGAAGAATTAGGATGGCAAATAGGTGATAAACTGAATATGGACTTGGTTGCAGGTGCAGTTATTATTGAAAATCTCGATAACAATAATAGAAAAAAGTCATTAAGCAAAAATAAAGAATAGTTGATATTTAACTATAACAAATTCATGATTTTCTCTATTGAAAAAAGTTCTCTTTTGATATAATATAGTATTGTGGAAATATCTCCACACTTCTATAAAGGAAAATACTATGAACTGGACTACACCTATCGCAACTGATATGCGTTTTGGTTTCGAAATTACAATGTATGTAATGAATAGATAAATAAAAGTAACACGGCTGAGGCCTCTGCCAAGGTACGCCTCAGTTTTTTATAATGGAGATAAACTATGTTAGTATTGCCCGATGATATGATAGGAAGACCAGTCGGTTTTACCTGTTCAACTTTTGACCTCTTACATGCAGGTCATATTCTAATGCTCGCAGAAGCAAAAACAATCTGTGACTATTTAATTGTTGGTGTTCAAAGTGACCCAACCATTGATAGACCAGGTACCAAAAACAAACCCGTTCAATCCGTTGTCGAAAGATATGTTCAATTATCTGCCGTTAAATTCATTGACCAGATTGTTGTTTATGATACTGAAAAAGACCTTGAAGATTTATTGATGTTCTTACCTATTAGTGTTCGCATTATTGGTGAGGAATATAAAGATAAAGAATTTACAGGTAAACAAATTTGTGAAGAGCGTGGTATCAAAATTTGGTACAACTCCCGCAATCATCGGTTTAGTTCTTCCGAATTAAGAAATAGAACCTATCAGTCTGAATTGTCTAAGAAGGTTTAATATGACTAAAGTATTCCGTGATGTGCAGGTGTTTATGTCCGCCGCAGGACAAAAAATTAATCAAAATACTCCAGAACAAGCAGTTCTTTATCGTAAACTAATTGATGAAGAATACCAAGAATTTTGCGAAGCACGAATCAACGAAGATGATGTTGAAACCATTGATGCATGTTTTGATATGATTTGGGTTATTGTAGGTTACATGGTGTCCCGAGGATGGAATTGTGACCAACTATGGGATGAAGGTGCGTTGAGTAACCTAAAGAAGATTGATAAGGCAACAGGTAAAGTTATCAAAAGAGAGGACGGCAAAGTTCTCAAACCTGAAGGTTGGAAACCACCAGACTTCAGCAAGTTTACCTAAAAAGTATTGCACTCTACTACATTATCGTGTATAATTTCGTTATAAACATTTTTTGAGGATAAAATATGAACACCCGTGAAATCGCAAAAAGAATCGCCATCGAACACAAACTGCCTAGAGCAGAAAGGTACGATTTGTATTTGCGTGAAATCGACAACAATGTTGAAGTGATTGGTTGGATGCAAGATCCAACCGCAGACATTCGTGACTATCGTGGTCGTGAAATGCTCTTCCCCAAGCGTTGGGTGACGATTGGTGTATTACCTGCGGAGACTAGGGTAAATGTATAGAGTGTGTTACTATATGAATGCTTCATCAACCGTAGCCTTCAAGGAGTATGAAACTCTAGGTGAAGCCGTAGATTTTTCAATTAAACAACCGATAAATTCGGTAATAGAGATTAAACAATATGACAATAAAGCTCGTGACATTCAAAACGAATCATACGATTCTCGCAGAAGTGGACTGTACCAAAAATGATGAATTGGTTCTGAGAGAACCTGTTCAAGTTATCATGCAACCAACTAAAGAAGGTCCCATGATGGCATTTGCACCATTCTTAGAATACTGTGAAGAATTCAATACTGGTATTAAAATCACCATGGACAATGTTCTTTGCATTACAACTCCATCCAGAGAATTAGAAAATCAATACAATAAAGTATTTGGTAGTGGTATTCAAATTGCCTCTGTAATTCCTAAAGTATGATACAATTATTGAATGAGTAAATACTACACCAATGTTGCCGTTCAAGGCAACAATATTCTTTTTAGAGGTGTCAAGAACGGTAGGCGAGTAAAGTTAAAAATACAATACTCGCCTACTTTGTTTTTGCCATCTAAGAAACCATCAGAGTGGAAAACTCTATTCGGAGAAAACCTCGAGCCTATTAAGTTGGGTGATATTCGTGATGCAAAAGATTTTGTTAAACGATATGATGGCGTTGAGAATTTTAAAATCTATGGTAATGACCGATATGAATATTCTTTTATTGCAGATGAATTCAAAGGTCTAATTGATTGGGACATTCAACACATCAACATTGCTATCATCGATATCGAGGTTGGTTCTGAGAATGGTTTCCCAGACCCATATAAAGCAACTGAACCTATTACTGCCATCGCATGGAAAACATTGAATGGCGGTACTAAAGTTTATGGTTGCGGTGATTACATTGTGCAAGGTGAAGAAGAATACATCAAGTGCGATAGTGAATATGACCTGTGTAAGAAGTTTATACACGACTGGCAAAATAATTGTCCAGATGTTATCTCTGGTTGGAACACCGACTTCTTTGATATTCCTTACCTTGTAAACCGATTCAGAACTGTTCTCGGTGCCGATGAGGCGA